CATCTGCTTTAAAGCAGCGTCGGTAACATTCTTTTGATATTCATTCATGAACCCTGCAGTGTTTGCAGTGGAAGGATCAAATTGTTGCTGGGCCGCGATTAGTGAAGGAATACCCTGCCCAATCGTTCCCATACCTGTTTGTGTATATTGATCAGCTTTGTCTATAAATGGTTGAAAAGATGCCTGCCCTGTTTGTTGTCCAGTCGTTGGATCTATTCCCATTTGACCAGCAGCCGAAGTAAAAGCAGACTTTTCAAATAAATCTAAATCTGCAATATCTCTAGCTGGCGTAGCTGTAGGTGTATCCGCTTTTTTAAAAGCAGATTCTAGTAACCTTCTTCTATAATCCTCTAAAAAAGGAGCTTCTCTTTGTCCTGTGTATTGAATATTTGGTTCAGCCATTACGCTCTCGGTCCTTTCGAAGACTCAGGGTCTAATTTATTCATCATGTCGTACATCGCTCGTGGGCCGCCTGCATTCTTGACAGCTTTCGCTGTAAATACAAATTCACCATTGCTTAATTTTGCTGGTATTAAATCTTCTTTAGGGCCACCTGGTCCTCTAATCATTCCTTGTTTTCTAGGATACGCTTCACCACCAGTAGCCATTGTTAATCCCACAATACCTCCTTGAGCTAAACGATCGCCTCCCTGTGGTTGATTTTCAGGTTCATTGCCGTAGTTATAAAATACCCCGTCTGCGTTCACTGCATCATAGTATTTACCATCACTAGGATTGTACATTGTTTTTTTCACTAGAACGTCTGTTCTACCACCTGTTCCGTATTGTGAACCGTATTTTTCATCAACAGGTGACATTGGATTGGTATCTACTGGTTGAGGTTTGTCTGCTTTATACGCGAAGTAAGAACCTATTGCTGGTATTAAAGTTGATGCTATACCACCAGCAGCTGTTCCTGTTCCACCAGGTCCAATAAGTGATCCACCTATTTTACCTAGTATATTTCCCGCTGGCTGTATTAGATTACCTAAAATACCTGATCCTTCAACTGCTCCTACTTTTTTAGGACCAACTCCTGCTTTTGCAAAATTACCTATTAAATTTGGTAAAAGGCTCTTTATACCTCCGCTAGCAGCGCCTCCACCTAGCATACCGAGACCAGTCATTCCTAAAGCCGCTATACCTGCAATAGGTGCAGCTTTTTTGACGACATCTCTTACTTTTCTAAAAAATTTTTTAAACATGTACTCCTTAGCAATTCATGATATTGTTATAAAAGGCAAGGAGGCTGGCCTTGGATAAATAAGCCTATTTAATTCTATATTTATAGGCAAATATTTGCTATATGACAATAGATATTTATGTTGAGAAAGGAATAGCATGGCTAAAAAGAAACAACCGACTGAAACAGTGTTGAAGTTTGATACAATTAGACCCTTTGGTCCTACCATTATGAGAGGCAGAATGCCTGATTTTATCACTAAAATGTTGGATGATAAGGCAACAGAGATGTTAACAGATGAGAAGTTATCAAAAGAATTTGATCACTCAAGTAATCTAGCAGGTAATGTTAAACAAGAAGTTCGGTATCCTCAAGACTGGATGAACACGGAAGAGTTCATGCCGATGGTGCAACTCATGGGTGAGATGGTAAAAAATTATCTTTCCATACCGCCAGCAAGTGAAACGATTAAACCAGAGTTTGTTGGTAAAATGGTTATAGAATCAATGTGGTGCGTGAGCCAGTGGGCGGGAGATTTTAATCCTTTTCATATACACGAGGGTCAACTATCAGGTGTATGTTATTTACGTGTACCAAAAAGTTTACCAGAAGAATATGCAAGAGAGGATCATTACCCAACTGTAGGTGATATATGTTGGTTCAATGGTCAAGCGGCGACGTTTAGTGGACACAAACATCAGGAGTCACCAAAGGTTGGCGACATCTTCTTGTTTCCTAATTGGTTAGCACACGGCGTATATCCATTTAGAACACCAAATGAGGAGCGACGTTCCGTATCTTTTAACTTACATTTGATTAAAAAAGATCAACCACAACCTTTAGAAAATTAATGCAACACAATAAAAATACAGAATTTGTTATGTATGTGGACAATTTTTTGGAAAAGGAAACTTTAATATCATTACAAAATAATTTAGTCTCACTCGACTATAAACAAGTTAAAAACCCAAAGGGCGATCATTATGGAATGCGACATACTTTTCCTAAAAGTTTTTATGATGATCCGTTATTAAAACTTGTTAAACAATATTTTTTTCCGCATAGAGATTTAAAAATTCAATCCGTTAACGCACACATAAGAAACAATACAAAAGAACCTTTGTTTCATGTAGATGATCAAGACTATGACACAGGAGGAAAACTCTGTGCTAATTTTCTTTTGTTTGTGAAAGGAGAACCTCTTTTAAATAACGGAACTGGTTTTTTACACAATCATCAATTATCCTCTCATGTGGGTTTTGTTGAAAATAGAGCTTTGTTTTTTAATGGAAGTAAAATTTGGCATAGTGATTTACAGTCTTTTGGAGATAGTTCTGAAAGATATACATTAAATGTTTTTTATTATGAGGATCTTTAATATAGATAAAACACCGATGGTCCGTGTGACGTGGCTCGATGCTCGTGATACAGAGACAGGTTGGCTTGATATAAAAGAAGTAATAGATGCTCCGTTGGCCGTGTGTCAAGAAGTAGGGTGGATGGTTCATAATGGGCCTGAAAAAATAATTATTATGCGCTCCTACAGTAAAGACAAGGATGAGGTTTCTGGCGGCGGTGCTATCGCTATACCAAAGGGATGGGTAAAAAAAATAGAATATTTAACAGTGAGTTATAGTGACACATAAAATTTTTATTGGAACACCTTGTTATGGGGGCATGATTACAGCTGATTATTTTAAAAGTTGCCTGCAACTAACTGCATTGGCAGCTACTAAAAAAATAGAATTACAATTTGGCACCATAGGTAATGAATCATTAATTACGAGAGCTCGTAATACTTTGGTTCAATTATTTATGGACGAAGAACAATATACTCATCTTTTATTTATTGATGCTGATATTGCTTTTAATCCTGAGTCAGTGTTTCGTATGTTAGATTTAGATGAGGATGTGGTGACAGGTGTCTATCCTCGTAAAACAATTGACTGGAGAAAAGTAAAAAGAAGAGCACAAGAAAATCCAGATATATCGGAGGATGAATTACATGCAGCTTCATTGGAGTACAATTTAAATGTTAAAGATCCTAATAAAGTTTTATCAAAAAAAGGTTTTATTGAAGTATTAGATGGTGCCACAGGTTTTATGTTAATTAAAAAAAACGTTTTTAAAAAAATGGCTTTAGCTTATCCTGAGTTGCGATTTGTACCAGACCAACACATCGGTGCTCCACATGACAAGACTTTTAATTATCATGACACATCCAAATGGAATTATGCTTTTTTTGACACTCTAATAGAGCCAGATACGAAAAGATATTTGTCTGAGGACTATGCATTTTGTCGTTTATGGCAGAAAATAGGTGGTAAAATATACGCTGATATTGCAAGTGGCATGACGCATTATGGTAATTATACATTTAGGGGTAATGTGGGAACACAGTTTAAAACAAAATGAGTATTATAAGAATAATTGATAACGTTGCTTCTCCAGAAATTTTTGCATTAGTTGCTGAAGAACTTTCTAAAGGAATTTGGAGATTTGATAACAGCTCTCGCCCTGGAGATATAAATATGAGTTTTGGAGCTGGTGATTATGATAATGAAATAAATTCTTTATTAAAAAAAAATGAATTTAACAAATCAAATATTTTTTTTAATCTTTGGAACTCCATTAATGATAAAGTTGATATAGAAAATAATTATAAAAACTCCCTTGCAAGAGTTCATTTAAACGGTGGCACACCTTTGTTTGATCAAACAATACATCAAGATGATGCAGCTACTTTTTCAAAAGATATAACGATTGTTTATTTTGCACATAAAGAATGGGACGTGTCTTGGGGTGGAGAGCTTTTAGTTTATGATACTTCAATGACCACTGTAACCGCAGGAGCTTTTCCAATGCCTAATAGAGTCGTAATTTTTCCCTCTTATCTACCTCATAGGGGAGTAACCGTTTCAAGAATTTGCCCTGCGATGAGAATTTCTGTTGCATTTCAATGCACTTTCAACAATACTCTTTAATTTTAAGTAAAATAGGTTAAAATATTCTATCATGAAATTAGTAGATTTAAAGTTCCAACCAGGCATTGATAAACAAGATACTGCTTACGCAGCAGGAGATCAAAGACGTTATGTAGACTCAGATTTTGTACGTTTTCATTACGGAAAACCTGAAAGATGGGGTGGCTGGTCTTACCTACCCAATCCAAATAAAACGATTGTGGGCGTTGTTCGTGATACACACAGTTGGATTGGTTTAAATGGCACCAGGTATCTTGCTTTAGGCACAGATAGAAAACTATATCTTTTCTCTGAGGGTGCTTTGTATGACATCACACCACTAAGAGAGACAGCCGCACTTACAAATCCTTTTACAACAAATGGCACAACCACAGTAACTGTTACAGATGCATCACATGGTGCAGCGGAAGGTGATTTTGTAACCTTTGACTCATTTTCAACAATAGATGGATTGGACATGAATCAAGAGTTTGAAATTACTACGTACGTTGATGCTAATACATATAAAGTTACACATACAAGCACAGCTTCTGGATCTACATCAGGAGGTGGTGGATCAGGTAATGCTAAATATCAAATCAGTGTTGGTCAATCAACATCCACATATGGTTATGGGTGGGGTACTTCTACGTGGAGTGCGGAAGCGTGGGATGAGCCACGGTCCTCCTCTGATGTTGTAGTAGCGGCTAGAAATTGGTCTTTAGATAATTTCGGTGAAGATTTAATAGCCACCGTTCTTAACGGAGGAACGTTTATTAAAGATCTCTCTGGCGCCATAGACGCAAGAGCAACAGCATTATCTAATGCTCCTACCGCTTCTAGATTCAGTTTAGTATCTACAGACACTAGACACTTACTTATTTTTGGCACAGAGACTACTATTGGCACTTCTGCAACACAAGATGATTTACTATTTAGATTTTCAGACAGAGAAGACGCGACCGATTATACGCCAGTTTCAACGAACGAAGCGGGTTCGCTTAGAATATCAGACGGGTCTAGAATAATAGGTGCTGTTAAATCGTCAGGTCAAATATTGGTTTGGACAGACACATCACTCCATGGTATTCAATTTGTTGGTACACCTTTTACTTTTGGTCTTAGACAACTTGGCGCAAACTGTGGATTAATAGCACAGCATGCAGCAATAGAAGTTAATGGTAGAGCATATTGGATGTCCGATGATGCGTTTTACCTGTATGATGGTGTTGTCAAAAAAATGCCATGTTCCGTGCAAGATTATGTTTTTGATGATTTAAGCTACACTAATAAGAATGATATTGCCGTTGGTCTTAATACAGCATTTAATGAAATTATATGGTACTACGCTTCTGCAAATGCAACGCAAATAAACAGAGGCGTTGTTTATAATTACCTAGAAAATACATGGTACACGATCAGCCTTGGAAGAACTACGTGGCTTGGTGCGTACGTCTACGAATTACCAATCGCTACAGAATACAGTGCTAGTACAACAGCAAATGTATCGACTATATTAGGACTGACAGCGGGTGCATCCTTTATTTATGAACAAG